ATTGATATTTATCACGATATAAAAGAGATTAAACAATTAGTAAAAGAGCAAAATGGCAGAGTACGTACAAATGAAAAAAATATTGCACGTATTATTGCTGTTGGTGGAGTAATAGCAATTTTATTAGGTTTATTATAAGGAGGAAAAAGTGGAACTTGGTAAAGACAGCAAATTTACGCTAAGTCTTGAGAGTCTAGCAACTGGAGTAATTACTCTTGGTATGATAATAGGTATGTGGTTTACGCTTCAATCAGATATTGAAGAAGCTAAAGAATTGCCTGAACCAGAAGTAGGTCGAACAGAGTATGACTTAAAAGATCAGATGATACGAAATACTATCATTGAAACACAAAAAGATGTGACTGAGGTAAAAGAAACACAAAAAGAAATGCGTGACGATGTTAAGAATATTGAACGCATGATGATGCAAAAGTGAGGAAAAGTTATGATGAAAAAATACTTAATGCGATGGTTATTTCTTGTTGGCTTATGTTGGTCATCGCCCTTATTGTATGGGCAATCAACACTTGAGAATTTACAACAAATACAGTTTTTAAGTCAGAATGTATGTGTAGTAGTGCAGGTAAATGCAGATTGGAATAAGAGTGCATCTATTCATTTAGGTCATTTAGATAATTGTCAATGGTTTAATGCAAGTATTGACAACAAAGACTATGGTGCTGCAATAGCAAGTGAATGGAATATTAAATCAGTACCAACAATTATTATGTTTGAAAAAGGAAAAGAGATTAAAAGATTTGAAGCAGGATTATCTTTTAGATTAGATCCTGATGATATTAAAAAGAAAATAAAACAAGAAGTTGATGAAGTAATGTTAAGGAGATTTCAATGATTGGGAAAATAATAGCGGGGGTGTTACTATTAAGCTCATTATGTGCTCAAGACTTTTTAAAGTTTAGCACAATATATGGAGCATATAGTTTAACAAGTCCTTTGACAAAAAACGAAACCTATCAAGTTACTGGTGGGAAATTACAAGAACTACAAGAAGAGTTAGAGGACCATGGTTCATTAACTCTTGGTATTAGAAAATTAGCACGATTTGAATATGAGAATAAGCCAGGCAAATTCTATACAGGAGAAGAAGCTCCAATCAATGAAAGTGTTATGGTGGGCAATGGTATGGCAAAAGGCTGGGAATATGTATTAGAATACTCTAAACATACTCAATTTGGTGAAGAGTTTGATAACCATGAATATATGCTACGATATCTAGCTCCTAAGTTTATGTTTAAAGCTAACTATGATGCAATGGGATTAGAAGATCTAGAGTTTGCAGCAGTAGATATGCGATATAGATTAAACAAAGGTAATTGGGACTATAGTGTAGGAATTGCAGCAAGAAGCCATCCAGCATATTTAGACTTCCTACCAATAGATTTATATTGGGAAGAAAAAGGATATGATATTAATCAATCACTTCCTTTCTGGATCTTGGCTTGGGATGAAGAAGGTTGGGCAGATGGTCCATATACAGATGAATGGACACAACAATGGACACAGTTCGGTTATGAATACTGGGATTGGTATTGGACAGATGCAGATGGAACCTTAGTTGCAACAAGTGATGAAGAGTTCTATAAAACAGTATATGGAGAAATTGTAGAAGATTATAATGATACTTATGCTCGTAATCTAGGATACCAACATGAATTAGCATTATCAATTGGAATAGACTATTATAAATACTTTACTAGAGTAGATGGAAATCCTAGTTGGATGCACTTCTGGGCAACAGCTTATCCTTACAATTCAGGATTAAGTGACTATAGTTTTAATTATGGTAGTGCAGAAAATGGAATTGATTATGATACTGGAATAGTATTTGGATGGAAACTTTCGAAAAAGCTTGGAATATTCCTCCAAAGTCGTTATATTAACATGTATGATATCAAAAGCTATGAAGCATTGGCTGGAATTAACTTATTAATATATTAAATTAGGAGGAAATAATGTTAAAATTATTATTAGGAATCTTATTAGGACTTGCATTGCATCATGCATGGTGCTATTTAGGAGGTTCAGAAAAATTAGGTAAATATTTACCTAAATGCAAGTGTAACAAAAAATAGGAGGAATACACCATGGCATACAAGAAAAAAGCTAGGCCTAAGGCTCAACTTAGGAAAGCTAGAAGGAGTGCTAATAAGGCTTCACGTAAATCTGGTGCAATAACTAGAGGAAATAAAGGAGCTAAGATTAAGAAAAAAGGACTAGTAGCAATTAAAAAAACTGCTGGAGGTTCTTTTCCTGTATATAAAGCGGGATCTAAGTTAGCTAAAGAGTATCGTAAGAAACATAGAGAAGCAAAACCAGGTTCTACTTATACTTGGAGAGGTAGAAAGTATAAGAAAGCAGGACCTAAACCTACGACATCTGGTGGAAAGAAACAACGTTTCCCTAGAATTAAAAAATGGTGGTCTGCAAATAGAAAAAAGGCCGCTGAACAAAAAAAGAAACGTAATGAAGCACTACCTAACAGATAATGGGGTATAAGAAATTCGGAAGAATGAAAGCCAAGATTCGTAGACGTTTAAAGAATCTTGAAAAGAAACTTCGAGGATATCGAAAAAAGAACAGTGATGTTCGATAAGTTAATCTTAAAACAGGAGGCCAAATGGCTAAAGAAGTAGTAAAAGTAGATCTAAAAGAACAAGCAACTTCAGAAATGGAAGTGCTTGTGGAACAGCATAATGAACTTGTGAAAGTATTACAAGATTCACAAGGACGTTTAGCTGAAGTCAAACAACTAATCGTAGAAAAACAAGGCTATATGAAAGGCTTGGAAGACTGCGAAGCAAATTGTGAGTAATCATCATGCCTAAGTTAGACATGATTGGTAATATTATTAGCAAAGTTGCAGACAATGTTGATAGATTTACTTTAGATAAACAAGAGAAAGCTGAATTAGTTGCAGAAATTAATAAAGCTCAACTTGAAGTTAATAAGGTAGAAGCTGGACATACGTCCAGATTTGTTAGTGGCTGGAGGCCCTTCACGGGCTGGACTTGTTCAGTTGCACTTGCATATCACTTTATCATACAACCTTTATTAACTTTCATATTCTATGCTAGTGGAAATCCTATAGAGTTGCCTGTGTTTGACATGGGCACTCTTACCACTATATTACTTGGAATGCTCGGGCTCGGGGGAATGCGTAGCCTAGAAAAAGTAAAAAGATCAGCTTAAGGAGGTATTTTGAAAATTAAGAAGCGTGGTATAGTAATACCAGATACGCATTTTCCTTTACAGGATGATGCAGCAATGAATTGTGTAGTACAAGCAATTAAAAAGGTTAAACCTGATATCTGTGTTAATTTAGGAGATGTTGGGGAATGGGAATCAGTATCTGCATGGAAGTATAAAGATAAAAAATTACCTCCATTAGAATATATTCTTCCTATTATTGATGAAGATATAAAATTAGTAAACAAGGGATTAGATGTTTGGGATAAAGTACTTAAAGAAGTCGGATGTAAAGAAAAGTATTTACTCCAAGGTAACCATGATCTCTGGTTGGATAATTTTGTTACTAAGTATCCCTATATGGTTGATTATTCTTTTGAAAAAGCTTGTAAAATAAAAGAAAGAGGTTATAAGTATAGTGCATATAATCTTCCTATACAAATAGGAAAATTAACATTCTTTCATGGTGCATTTGCAACAGTGTATCATGCGAAGAAACATTTAGAAACGTATGGAGAAAATGTTATTTATGGACATACACATGATGTTCAACGACATACTCAAACGAAACTAGGTGGAACAATAGCAGCATGGTCTTTGGGATGTTTAAAAGATATGTCCCATGAACATAATTTGTGGCTGAAAGGAAGATTGCATAATTGGGTGCATGCCTTTGCTATTGTTGATTGGTTTAGTAATGGACAGTTTAAAATTGAAATAGTAGAAATATATGATGGAATAACATCATTATGGGGAGAAGTAATCGATGGCAATGAAAACAACTGAATCATTAAAAGGAAACCCATGGATGGGAACTCTTGATGATAGAAGAATGCATAATTTAAAAAAAGGCAAAAATATAAAACTCAAAAAAGGAATGAAAAGTCGTGCCCAAAAAAGTATTAAACTTAACAAATTTTAGTGGTGGGTTAAATAATAATACCAATGCTAGAGATTTAGGATTTAATGAATTCCAGGTTATAGATGGATTTTCTGTCGAACAACCTGGAACCCTTAAGGTCCTAGGCTCAGTTAATGATTTACCAGGATATGACACTACTGAAGAATTTACTGGTATCATTAATCATGGTAATGGTTTATTGCATTTTAATTCAGATAGAGATCCAAATGATGGTGCATTATCTAATACTGAAATGTTATTAGTTAATGATATAACAAATACTAAAATAAAATTATTCGATCTAACTGATGGAGCATATGAATCTGGATCAGAAATTGATTATGGTACTGTAGCTGCAAAAGTTAATTACTATTCAGTAGATGGTGAAGTAAGAGTATCTCCACATAGTTATACAGCAGGAAGTACAGCCAATCAAAATAAGTGGTATGGTTATATAGACAGAATATTAAACTACGGTGATTCAGATCCTCAAGCTTTAATATTAAAGCAAGTTTCAGGATTTAAAGTAGATAATCAGTATCTTGCACCTATAAGAGGCGATGGATTACAAACTCCTGATGATTATGGATATGATATCGATGGTACTTTACCAATGACTTTAGTTGATTCTAAGGCTGAATTAATGTTTAATTTAAATATTGGGACTTGGACAGTATCTGGAAATACTATAACTCCATCAGGTACTGATAAATTAGCAACATTAGCAGCAGCTATTGATGGACATGCTAATTATGATACTGGCTATGGCACTCTAGGATTTTGGGCTTGGTTAGATGTAGCTACTGATACTACTGATGACGCTGGAGCTAATATATATGCTTATACTGCTACATCTAAAAAACGAATTGCTATATTTGCATCTAATGTATATGATACTCAAGAATCAAATGCAGTTCATGTAGGTTATATTTCTCAACCAACAGTTATAGCAGATACAAAAAAAACTTTTCAATATGCATTTATGGGAAGGTTACCAAATAAGCCTAGACAAACAGGTATTAATATTTATTGGGCAATAGCAGGGGATTATCAGTCTACATCAGTAGCTAATTTTGGACAAAAGTATTTGTTATTTGAAGTAAATTTTGAAAAAGGTGTTAGAACTTCTGGTAGTAATAATTGGCTTGCTTTTGCTCATACAACCACTGATAACGGTGGTTCCTTATCTGGCACAGGGGATAATGATAAATATATGTATCAAACAGGAGGAAGTTTTGCTACAGCTCAATATATAGCAGGATTACAAAATGTACAAACATTACCAACAGATGAACCTTATATTGATAAAAATTTAAATGTAATAGGTAGAGCAGGAACAGGATATAAAACTTCTACTATCTTAAATAGAAGAGCATACATTGGCAATATAACCTATTATGATGAGGATAATAAACTCCAAACAGCTAATGATACCGTATTAAAGTCATTAGTGAATGAATTTGATCATTTTGAATATGAAAGAAGATTAGATGTAGAAATAAATGATGGTGACGATATAATTAGATTAGCATCAGTAGGATCTAAATTATTAGAGTTTAAACGTAATACGTTATATATTATCAATGTTAGTAGAGATATTGAATTTTTAGAAGGAACATTACATTATAAAGGATGTGAAAAAGAATATCATGATATTG